TATGGTCCTTTAATCATGCCTTTTATGGCTTTCACCATACTGCCACCCATCATATTACCTCTTTGTGTGCCTGCACTCATAGCTCCACCAGTGGTCATCTTTTTACGCATTCCATTTTTAGTGCTACCACCCATCATTTTAACACGCATACCGTTTTTAGTGCTACCACCCATTAACTTTTTACGCATTCCGTTTTTAGTGCTGCCACCCATTAATTTCTTACGCATTCCGTTTTTACTACTTCCTGCCATAAGCTTTTTACGCATTCCGTTTTTTGCTTTTTTTACCATTTGGTTTCTCCTTTTTAGCATATAAGTTATTAAACGTTACATTTGGATCCATATAACTGGCATCACTTTCTGCCATGTGTATCCATTGACTAGGTTTAAAATCTGGAGGTCCTTCTCCAGTCACCCATAGTGCAGGAGAAGTTGCCCTCACCCTGTTATTTGGAAGTGCAACAATATTACCTGTCCACTGATCCGCATCCGTTAATTCTAATACATGACTCTGCTTATGTTGTGCAGGATCATCAGCTATGCTTGTGCCTGTGTAATCAATAGTAAACATATATTTTCCTGTATAAAACCCACCATCTATTTTACAAATCCACGGACTTGAACTAACTCTATCAAGTTTTATTACAGAATGATAGTGAGAACTGCAATCCCAAGGCTGTGCTAAGTGTGAGTGCATCCTTTGTGGCATCTCATCAAGAGGAGCATCAGCGACTAATGCAGTTATGGGCAACCTAGCCCACATTGCCCCTCCATGCACGTTCTCATCTTCTGTTTCGGCTTCTAATCCAGTAAATACGACATGAAACCCTAAACTTCTATCGGGTATCGTTGTTACAGCAATCGCCATAGCGTGTAAATACTCACCATGATATTGTTCATGGTTGTGTGTAAATTCTTTACGCACCAAACAATTGAAGTGCGGTATATTACTTATTAAATAACTCATTAGCTCTTCTTTGTTGTTTTCTTCTTTGTATCTTTCTTTTTGCCTTTGCCGAACACATGGGCATCAACTTTCGCGGCTTTGCCACCTGTTAAAACACTGTTCACACGTGCCATAGCCCATTGGCTTGGCGTAGCTCCAGGTCTGTGTCCTGTGCGATAAGCGGCGAGCCCTTTTTTATAAACAGTAGCTAGCTGACCTGCGGTGACTTTTTTACCCTTTTTTCGGGCGTCCGACGCTTTTTTTGCCAGTGCTTTTTTTGTTTTTTCGTTTAGGCTCATTTTTTTGCTCCTTTTTTATGCTTGGCTCTAAGTTCTTCTTTTGCTTTTTTTGCGATCGCGGCTTGCTTGGGCTTGCCTGCGACTTTTGCTCTTTGTTCGACCACAGTAAGGATTTGGATTTTGCGAGCATACGGCTTATTAATTCGCTTAACTTTACGAGCAGTAGCTTTGGCATCTTCCACAGTGGCGTATTTAATAGAGACTGTGTCTTTGGGGTTTTCATCTGTATATAACCTCCTCCCAGTGCCTTTAGGTTTTTTTCCTGTTCCCTTTAGTGGGTCTTTTCTTTTTGCCATTTTTATTTGCTTTCATTTTCGCGGCTGTAATAATATCTCCTCGTGTGACCTTTTTAGGATCACCATAATAAGAAGCTAATGGTTTTTTACCCTTTTTTTGTGCCATATTTTTTCCTATATGCTTTTGTATGTTTACTTAATTTTGTTTTACGTCGTGTGCCTTTAGCAGTAAAATCAGTGCTAAATTTATAAGCAGAGGGGTCACTAGCAGATTTGCGTGCGTTACGCTGTATCTCGGAACGACGTTTACTACGGTCAGCTCCGCTTAATCCTTTTAAATATTTATCAGGTATCTTTCGCTTCTTGCGTTTCTTAGCAGGGGGCTTCTCTATTTGCTTTCGCATATTGCCTCGTGTCATAGCCATTAGAAAAACCTTTCTGCTACCGCCACTCCTACAATCAACACAGCTAACCCCCACATACGCATATCTAGCTTATCTAGACCTTTTTCTATTCTATCAAAACGACGATTAGCATCTTCTTCATGTTTTTCTAACATTTTTGCTACTTGCTCCGCTTTCATTACCATGCCTTACACGACCAATACCTCGCAGTAAATTTATCTTTTGCTGTGTCACAATTATGACGAGCTCGGAATGATTTACGCCTTCCTGGTTGGTCTTTTTTAATAGTCATGTTGGGGTCACCAAACCGCACTAGCTTTACCTGTGTCCCTTTTTTTGCCAGTACAGCAGATTTTTTCGGACCTTTAGGAGTGCGTTTGGGTTTGTTGTATCCTGCAAAAGTCTCCCCTCTGTAAGTAATTCTGCCAGAGGGGGTTCTTTTTACATCTTTGGTTGTAGCCATTATCCATATTCCTTACGGACCTGTAGCACTACCGTATAAGTGTCGTTGCTAGAATGACCAACTGTAGTAAACAAAATATCGCCTGTTACACCAGAGCCTGCATTGTTAGGTAATCCACCGAAGATACTGTAATCATGATAGCCACTTTGGTTTTCACCTAGTTCAATACAAAACACATTAGATGTAGCATCAAACAATAATTGCACTTTCATGCCATTACACTGCCACCATATTTTTTCAATAGTAGCTCCCGTACATGTTTGACCATCTTGGGTACTAGCTAACGCACTTACATCTACTTTTTTAACAGCTGACTCACCAGAACCGTCTGAAACATTTGTAAATTTCAAAACAGCCGTTTTTGCACCGTCAACTATTGTTTGTGAAGTAACTGCATCTGCCATGTTTACACCTATTGATCAGCAAAGGCTGGAGCAGTAGTAGATGTTACATTACCAAAAATTTGATAGTTGGTTGTGTCTACGCCCATAATAGTAACATCGAATCCTGCTGGAACATTAAATTGTATGCTACTATTAGAGTTGCCATCTGAAAACACAGAGCTTATAGCATTACCATCGGTATCAAGAAAAGTGACGCCCCCAATATAGAAGTTGGTATTTCCAGGAGTTACTATGATTGCATCAGTTCCGTCTGCGGCTCCTCCTGCATAAACAAACCTAAACATAGACCCTGCGATCGGAGCAGGAAGAGTGTAGGTATTGTCTTGACTTCCGTCTGGAACTAACAAAACCCTTCCACTATGGGTGGCGTTTGTAAGAGTTACGTTACCATCAGATAAACTGACTGGTCCGTCCCCAAAGGTTGCTACCTCAGTTATAGCACCTGTTGTAGCATTTTTACTTATAGTTTTGATTGTGCTTTCAGACCGTATAGGACCCTGAAATGTTGAATTTGCCATGTTATTCTCCTTGTCTTGGCATTGTCGGGACTATCCCGTCAAGGTTCTTGAAACTATAACACAAAAAAAGAGCGACTGTAAAGTCGCAAAAAAAGAGCGACTGTAAAGTCGCTCTTTAATTTATAAATGTAGATGGGTTTAAGCTCCAGGAGAACCAAACACACATCTTGGGTCAGATACACCAAAAGAGTATCTTTCCCTAGCTTTATACCGAACGTTTCCAGTATCAAAATCGCCTTCCATGCTGTTTGTAATTGGTGTTCTTACAAAATGCTTGAAACCGTTTGGTGCGTCAGTCTTGATGAAAAACGCATCTGTGTCGGTTAGGAAGTTATTAACAACGTAACCCTGAGGCAACATACCCATGTTCCTTAAAGCATTTACGTCGTTGTCTGCAGTTCCTGGTCTTAGGTTTGTTGCCATCAACCTTTCTGCTACAAACTGTAGGTTTACTGGAATAATTAACTTCATACCTCTAAGAGCGATTTTTAAACCTCTCTCATCAATAAAACCTGAGATATCAATCATTGATTGCTCAAGTGAAGTTTCATTCAAGTCCGCCGCAGTGCTCAACTCATTACGGAAGTTACCTCCACCTAGAGTTGGGTGATCTGTGGCACAAAGCTCTTTACCATCACCGAAAGTAAAGTTTGAGTCAAAAGCATTGTTCAATACAGAAGCCGCTTTGACCTGCTTTGTGTTTGCCATGGAACGTGCTAACGCTCTTGTATAACGAGAGCTGAGTCTGTCGTAAAGGTTATCCTCTACAGCTTCTTCAGTAATC